CGTCTTCCTCCATGAACGCATAGCGGTCAGCAATCTTTTCGATCTTGCGTTCCTCTTCACTGACCTTGGCGTTGCGTGCAGCCAGCTGGTCGGAAAAAGTCTTGGCGGCTGTCAGACCAATAGACTGAGCACGCTTGACCAGATCGTTCGTGAAGATGGCGTAGTCAAGATACTTGCCGCCCAAGTCACCAATTGCAGCAGTCAGGTTCTTCACCGGCTGCTGAGACATCTTCGGCAGCTTGGCGATGTTGCGGTCGATCAGGCCTTGGGAGCGGCTTGCTCGGAAACGAACGGTAGCTTGCCGGAGGGGAACTTGTCTTGGCTGACCATTCCCTTGCGGGGCTTGGCTCCCAGCTTGCGCTGAGCGTTGAGTTTCATTTGCCTTTGCAGCGGCGTAATCGGTTTGCTTGACTTGTTCATATACCTGCTCCATGAAGTCTGCCACTTCTGGCAAATTGTCTTCCAAAAACTCACGACCGTCTCTGGTTGTGTACGTAGCCCACAGTTGGGCAAACAGCTCTTCGCGTATGCCGTCACCATCCAAATCGCCGTGCTGCGCACGATCAAATGGGTATGACAAGTGCTTTGACAAGTCCGATGTGGGGTTGCTATTGTAGTGATCGAACGCAGCTTTCATAACCGAGCCAAGGGGTTTGATCTGGCCTTTTTCCAACCGCACGTTAAACGCAGGCAGACTGGAAAATACACCGCCGCCATAAAGATGCGTCTGGTCCGCAGCATGGCCAACTTCGTGGTACACAGTCCACTTAACTCGCTGAGAGTCAGTCATCGCACTACGGCGTAACAGCACAGCTGCTTGGCCGTCAATGGCAGTAAAGCCGCCATCCCAGTTTACTTTAGAGTCAGTGGTATACCAGCCGCCAACGTAATCGACCAAGTTGCCAAGGCCTTCTTTGCGCAAACGATCAGTAGCAGCACCAATACCGGGCACGGCCTCAAGGCGAGACAACTCCTGCTCTTGCAGCTCTACAGTTGCGTTGTTTTCGTCCAACGTAAAGACGGTGCGCAGGGCGTTGAACTTTACACCCTCTTCCTCTTTGGCAGCCACGGTGCGATCAACGCCAGCAGTCTTGGTAGCCGACTTCACAGGAGTCGTCGTGGTCTTGGTGACTGGCTGGACACCTTCACGTACAAGTCGGTCGTTGGCCACGTTGCCGGTGATGAAGTCGTTGACTGTGCTCTGCACGTCAGGAACCACGAACAGTTTGGAGCCGTCCATGTTGGCGCTGTATTTGCCAACCATGTCCTTGAACGTCTCTTTGTCCACGTTGATGCAGCCAAACGAGTAGCGCGAGTCCGCAGCGGAATCGTTCTTCAAGGCAGCAGCACGCTTGGCAGCATCCGACTCTTTGAGCCAGACAGAGTGCATGAACGTCACAGTGGCATCTGGGTCGTCCAGAGCAAACACTTTGCCAAAGTCATAGTCACCAGCAGTAGTAGCAGCGGCTCCACCCTTGGCAGCGTCCACCACATTGATGCCGAACAAGCCAGCGGGGGTCACACGGTTCTGCTTGAGATCGTTGTTGCCCTTGTACAGATCACCCTTGGCCAAGCCAAACAGGGCTTTCTTCTGGAGTACCAGATCGCCATTGGACTTGAACACAAAGATGCGACCGCTTGGCTTGTCAGCAATGGTAACGAACTTGTCGCCAATCTTGCCCTTGAGGGCTGGGATCAGTGTGGCGTAGGCTTGCTTGCCAGCTTCGGACATACCCTGCACTTCGGCTGGCAGTTCTGCCAAAACCTGTGTGGTCGTAGTCTGAGTCTCCTGTGGGATGACCACGAAAGCTTCGATCTGCGACACAGCTGTCGGGTTGAAGATCATGGCCACTGACAGAACACCAGCGTGGATGGACTTGATGATGTCGCGGATGGCACCGGCCACCGCTTCTGCGCCCTTGGTAGCAAACAGAACAACGTCGGCCTTGACCTTGGCCAAGAACTCTGGGCTGTCTTGCTTGACGCCGTAGTGGTTCTCGAGTCGTGTGACTTGAGGCGCTGGCAGCTTGGCCACTTGCGGAGCTACGGTTTCCTCGACGACGCGGGCTTCCACGTCGATAGTGACAGGCTCATTGGCCAGTTTCTTAGGCGCAGACTCTCGAGCCAACTTGGTCAGCTCAAGCTCAACATCACCGCGCTCCCAGTTACCGGGGCCGAACTCAATGAAGTTTTGCTGCTGGGCCTTGGTCAGGTCAGCGAACTTTGGAGCCTGTGGGTAGTCAGCAACGACTACATCCCACGCTTGGGCTGCTTGCTCGGCTTCGGTGAGGATTTTAGCTGGGGCTGCGGCTTTGCCTTCTGCGGCAGGCTTTTTGGCACGCCGTACTTGTCCGCCCACTCCTTTGCCAGTTTCGGCTTCTGGCTGAACAGATACCCCTGCTGGGCTTTCGACTTGAACGGCATCTTCTGCTCCTAGTTCCTTGGGTTGTTCAGCCTTGGCAGCGGCTTCATCCGCAGTTTCTTTTTCAGACTTGCGGCCAGCAAGGGCTCGGACTTCTGCCTGAGCTTGCTTTTCAACTGCCTTGACCTTTTCAATCTGCGCGGCCAAAGTGGCATTCAGCTGTGCCAGTACGGCTTCGTCTGTTTCTGCAGCCAACGCTTCCAGCGTGGCATCAATTTCGTTTTGGAGGTCGGTAAAGCCTTCAACAGCCGCCGTACTAGCGCCTGCAGTTTTGACGATGTTACCTAAACCCGCTTCGATAGCCTGATTCTCATCCATGCGCTCTTGGCTCTGGGTGAAGACTTCACTGGCTATCTGGCCTTCTGTGCTGTCAGGGGCAACGGTGTTGAACGCATCAGCAATCTGTGCATCGGTAAGCCCGAACTCAGCCTTGGCTCTGGCAATGCGTTCCGGCCAAGTCTTCTGACCTGTAGCTCCAGCAATCTTCTGAATCGCCTGACGGCTCAGGCCGTACTTGGTAGCCGCTTCCGGCTCGGACATGCCCATGCCCACCACGTCAAAAATGATGTCGCCATTACGTTGGCCAAAGATTTGCTGCAGGACTACTTGGCGTTCATCCACGACTGGTCCTGCGGCGGCAGGTGCCGTTTGTCCTTGCGTTTCTGCTCGCTGAGCTTTAGCGGCGTTTGCAGCTTCCAACACAGTCATTGGGCGAGGAGCGCGACGGAATTGACCCGGCGCAAGCGGCTGGCTTACTGGGGCGGCAGCTGGAACGGTGGTTGCGGTTTGTCCTTGCGGCGCTGCTTCGATGGTTTGAGGGGCTTGAGTGCCACTTGATGCTCCGGTAGTTACAGGGGTAGATGGTTGGCCGGTGGCGACTGGAAGAATGCCAGTTTGTTGAAGTGCTCCTCCAGCGACTGGGGTACCTCCGACCACTGTTCCTGCGACAGGAGCAGCTGGTCCTGCATCTCCCATGCTTCCCGGAACGACAGCGCTCCCGACTCCCACGCCTCCTGCAGGCTGCTGAACAGTAGGTATTCCTGTGCCACGGGTACTCCTTGCTCGGATGATTTCACCAACTGCCTTACGGGCCTCGCCAACTTTGCTGGCAGCCAAAGCGTTCATGACTGGCTCAGCTTCTGGCGAAGCAGGGTCGATGCCCTCGGCCACCAAGTAGTCGTAGATGCCGCGAGAATTCTTTGTAGGTTTGACACCAAGTTTGTTCAGCGCAGTATCTGTTTCGCTGAAGATAGACGGGGCGGCTGGCTTAGTAACTTCAGTAGTAGTCGTAGTTGTACCGACTGGCGTAGTCAAGTCTTTTTCGGCAGTAGGAAGATTGATGCCAGTGCGAGCCAGCATTTCTTGCTCGCTGCCCAAAGCAACAGTACCGTCTGGGAAAATAATTGGAGTGCCAGCAAGCGGGTTGTACTGCAAACCAAGAATAGGTTTCTGCTCGGTGCTTGTATCTGGCTGAGTCAGGTCGCGCTCTTGCATGGGAGCTCGGTAGCCTTCACTGCGGCCAAAGCCTGTAGCGCCACCAATAGTACCGCCAAGCAATGCGCCACCAATGGCAGATTCTTTGTAACGACCAAGCGCAGCATCGGACAAGAATGCTTCATTTGGATCAACGGCCATGCGACCAAGCTGGCTGGTCATCTCCTGCAGAGTCTCAGTGCCGCCTTCTATACCAGCGGTACGTACGCCAGAAGCTCCAGCACGTGCAAGACCGCCGCGCAGACCTTGAATGTTATCCAAAGCGGCAATGCCGGAACGAATACCTTGCTGCCGTGCCAGCGCACCTTCAATGCCCAAAGCGTTAAGCGCAGAGTACGGCACGCCGAGCGCTGCTGCAGCGCCCAAGTCAATCTGACCGTCGGCTTGCTCTCGTTGCGATTGAAGGATGTCACCAACTGCGGACGGATAACCAGCAGCTACGCCGCCAACAGTTTGACCAGTACGCAACGCTCGAGTAGCTTGAGCAGCAGCACCAACGTCACCAGCAGCCCGGGCAGTACCCAGAGCGGCACGAGTGCCAGACATCAACCCGCGAGCAACCAAACCGCCGCCAAGGGCTTCGGCCATGTAAGGAGCAGAGCCAATAGCCAAACCGCCAACATAGCTTGGCAGGTCAGAAATACCTTGGACGTCTTCAAAGCTTTCAATAGCGCCTTGAGCGCGAGCACGTTCAGATGCTACGTTGGCTTCAAACTCATTGGCCTCACGCCCACGGCGAAAGAAGTCAGCTCCGGTAACAGCTTCACCCAGCCCATACAGACCGGCTTGATAGCGGTCAATGGCAGCACCAGTGCGAAGCCCAGCAACGCCGGATTCTGTTGGCTTGTAGCCGTACTCAGAAGCAATACGACCCGGGGAAACCCCCGCCGCAGTGGAAGCTAATTGCAGAAGCTGCTCATCGCTTTTATCGTTGGCAAACGCCCCGAGGGCGGATCGCAGGTCTGCAATAGACGGCATGAGGGCACCTTTACTTCGCTGGAACTACACGTTACTACAAGCCTAACCTCTGCGCTCGAATTTGTTCGTCTGCCGTCAGCGGTTGTCTGTTGGCTATTTTAGACTCTAAATAGGCTTTGTAGCGAGCTTGACCAGCATCTAGCCCCTGACCTACAGCCGCAACCAAGTTTGGTGCGCCTACGGGCGTTTCACGAGGAAGACCTGTAACGGGGTTTATCGCTGCCTGCGGCCTGTTTGGGTCGATACCAACAGCGGCTGGAGGTCTTGCTGGCCTTTGCGCAGGAGTTGCAGTGGATGGTTGTTGCCCAGCCAAAATCTTTGCCGCCAATCCTTTTGGATCGAGGTCAGCCGCAGCACCGCCCGTACCCAAGTACTGGTTGAAAATCTGGTCTGTAACAGCTTGCCTAGCCGTCTGGAACGTGTGCTGTGGACCCTTTTTGTTCGTCGGGTCTACTGGCGTGCCAACGATCAACTCGGCAGCTTTTGTGATTTTTTCGGGGTCTAGCGCAGATGCTGGAACCACGTTCCGCTCCAATGGTACTTGCACGCTTTCCAGCTCTCCGCTGCGTTTATTAAAACGCAATGCGCTCATGACTTGAATGGGGTTGCCCTTTTCGTCGCGTGCGTACCCAACTTGCACGCCGGACAACTGGTTAGCTGCAGAGCCACCTTCGCTGGCAGCTTTCTTTGCCAGTGCGTTGTAGTAGCCAATCTGAGCAGCTTTTGTCTGCTCATCCTGACGAAACTTGGCCAACTCAAAAGCGCCACCTTCTTTGATCCTTGAGTCGACGCTAAGCGCAAACTCTTCGGCATTTTTTGCTTGCAGGAACGGAACCCGAGTACCGTCGTTGTTGACCTGAGTCACTTTGAAGCCGTCGATTTCCAGCTTGAAACTGTCATTCAAGTCATCAATGGCTTTGAGCGCTGCAGCTGGTCCTTTGAGGCGAGCCTGCTTGATTGTCTGATCAAACTTCGCACCTTGGGTCAAGATGGTGTTGCGCTCGTTGGTGCTGTAGTTTGCTTGCAACTGCGCTGCAGCTTCTGGCCCTTTAAACTGAGACACCGCAGCTAAAACCGCAGCATCTTTTTCTGCAGGCGTTTCGTACTTCGTGCTATTGATCTTGTCAAAAGCCGTATTAAAACCAATTTCTTTTTCTTCGGCTCGACCAAGTCCACGCAGTTGAGATTCACCAACCTCAACTTGGGTTTTTAGCGCACGTTGGCGAAGCGGACGCTCCTCAGCTTCACGTTCCATACGAATAGCATCTGCCTGCAATTGCGCTGCACGAACGGGATCGCCGTAAGCGCCCATGACACGAGCAGCCTCACGCATCTGCAAACCTTGCAGTTGCTCAGGAGAAAACTGCCCTGCAGTAGTACGCCCGCCGTAACGCTGGACTTGTCCCGGCGCAATCTCAGTTGGGGCTGCAGGCATTTCGCCTTGACCCAGTTCCAGCCCTTGTCTGGGTGTGTAGCGCAGCGTTGGCGCAGTGCCTTCGGCTCCGGGTACAGCTTGGACATCGTACGCACCGGTTTCCTGCAGGCGTTGAATTTCACGTGTCTGCTCAGGGGTGTAGTCAGTGTACGTCTCTGGCTTGGCGTACGCCTGAGCGAGCTCGTCTTCCATGCGACGCTGGCGCAACTGCTGCCCCAACTGAAGGCCGGTACCAAAACCACCGGCGAGGCCTTTGAAGAAATCTGCCATGACTTACACCTTCACCATTTGCATACCGAGACGTTCGTAGAACACAGCCTTGTAGCCGTCTGCGCGTGTAGTAACCGCTTCGGGGAAATTAACTTCCACCTCATGGGCCATGACACCACGGAAACGCTCACCCGGGTTAGCTTTGTACTCGAACTCGTAGACGGGCAGTTGCGTGCGTTCATCAGTACCAACGCGCTCGATATTCATCTTGAGGCGAATGTCAGAGCCAGCAGCCTTACCTGCTGCGCTACCATACCCACCTGCATAAGCCCCGAGGCCCATACCAATAACGGAAGCAAGCGGATCGGCTTGACTCTGCGCGGTGTTGTACACGCTTGTCTGTGAGTTGAGAATTTGGCCTTGGCCTTGGATGCCCATCTGAGCACCCTGCAACTGATACCCAGCACCTTGGCCGAACGCGTTGGAGTACTGGTTGCCTGCGGACATGGCAGTGTTCACACCTGCAGAACCGGCACCTGTTGCGCTCTGGTACGCGGCGGTAGATGCTCCGGGTAGGTTACGTCCAAGACCAACAACGTCGAGCTTGCGTGCAAAGCCAGTCTGCTCAGCTCGTTCACGAGCACCTGTGGCGGCTCCTGCGCGGGCGGAAGCCAGTGTCAGAGCGTTTTGATTTTGCATGGCCAAGGCATTGCCGGACCCGGGGTCTGCGCCACGTCTAGCCAAGTTGCGAGCTGTTATACCTTCGGCAGTGCCAAAAGCGCGAGCGGTGTCCGCTGCGGCCTGCGAAGCCAGCTGCTCACGGTAAGCCTCTGTGTCGAACTCCTGAGCTTGACGTACGAGCCCTTGCTCTACTGGCCGGAACGTACCTGTCTGGTAGTCGTAGTACTCTTGCGCTTGACGCATCTGCTGCTCTTGCGCCGCAATCTGAGACGCAGCAACGCGTTCGGCCAGAGGTTTCATTTCCTCATACTGCCTTTGCGCAAAGTCCATCTGGCGTGTACCGAGGCGTTCAGCAACGTCTACGCCGTACTTAGTGGCCTCAGCCATTGGACCGTAGTCCGGTGGTGGAGAACTAGATTTACCGCCCATGATTTACTCCTTGCGCAGCCAACGACAGGTGTCGGGCCACATTACCAAAACGTGCATATCGGCACCCGGTGCGCCGTCTTTCATCACGAACTCTTCCTCGAAACCGAGGTGCTTGTCGAACGCTATGATGTGCGGCTCGTTGGATGGAACCATCCCGGTAAGCCGCTTCAGTCCTGCGTAGTTGAAGGCGTAGTCGCACACCGCTCGGAACAGCGGAATGATCTTCTTGGTATGCTTGGCGATGGCTATGTGGCACGTCGCATTGGCTCCGTTGAAGTTGTTGATGACTACACCTGCAATCACTTCGTCCCCTTCGACCACACCCAGTGCGTAGAAACTACCCCAGTCAGCCCCTTGGCCGACTTGTTGGGCAACCCATGCACCGATGCGTTCTTTCTGGTCATAGACGAGTTCTGCCATGGTGCGTATTATGGCCGATCTACTGCAATCTTTCCACTACGGCGTTGAGTCGTCCGATCACTTCGGCCAGCGTGGCGGTGGGGGGTAGCGGCTGAAATCGGTTTACGTTCTTGGATTGGGCCGTAATGGCGTCCAAGTTCTGTTTGATAGACGACAGAGCCCGATCCAAGTCGGGCTTACCGGTCATGACGGATGGGATGGCAGCTTTGGTCATCAGGATGCCTGCGCAAGTTCTGCAACAGACGTTGCAACAGCAACAGAGTACGTCTTGACGGACGCGTTCAGGCCCACGTTATAGACCTCACTCAGATACCCTGAAGGCAGTCGGAACGGCTTAGACGAGGTCACGTTCTTTGTGAACACAGGGGTGTTGTTGGAATACAACGTGAACTGGACGCGCTTGGCGGTGTTGAGTTCCACCGGCACAATGTTACTGCCGTTGATCTCTAGGCTAAGCAGTTCTGCTCCATTTAAGTGGCCAGCGACTGCATCAGCACCAAGCGCAATGAGCGCTTCATTCGCGGTAATTTGGCTTGTGTCCACCGGTACTGCACTACCAAAATCGGCGTGTACCTGAGCAACAGACATGTTGACAGGTGCTGGCAGCTGCATGGTGCTACTTAGCCAATCGCTTTCGTATGCGCGTCCAGCATTGACATCCCACTCGTACAGTATCTCACCTTTGGCGACATACAACTTACCATCATATTCGTTGCGGTACAGTGCATCGAGAGACTCTTCAACCTCTACAACGCTATCCGGCTCGCCGAGGTCAAGGACCAGTGTTCGGCTAATACTGCCAGAAGTGTAGGCTGCGTAATACTGCCCGTCGTGGAACGCTGCAACAAATGATGCAGGGTTGAGCTGCGACCACTCTTCTTCGCGGTACAACTTGCTGGTGACGCGGTTAACAGCGCCGGGGGACACGGCCCACAAACCATCAAAGCTGGGATATACCGCTTCGCCGCCGAGATCAACTACGCCGCGAGCAGACACACAGGGGGCGTATGTCTCCAGAGTCGTGGCTGACATGGCTTCTGGATCGGAGCCAGTGAACAGGATAGGGAACGTCTGCGTCAGGACAATGATCGAGTTGCTCGCAGCGACAGCAGCAACGCCAACGCCAGAGAACGCGTAGCGGTTGCGGATAGGCCACGAGTACGGCATGTATGGGTCACTGAAACACAGCTCGTTACCGGCAAGGCCAGCCAAACAGCCGTTGGGTAGGCTGACCAGACTCACTAGGTTTTTTGGCGGGGTAGACGAGTCAGCGGTTGGCAGTATTTCGCCAAGGTCCGCAGCAACCACGCTATCTGCAAATGATGTTGCGCTTGTATTCGTCTCACCCACAAACAGAAAATCACCGGACGTGCCGACTGTGCGGTACACGCGGTACTTGTAGTTTGCAGTGTCGTATGTGGCCACACGAGCCACAGTACCGCCGCTTGTGTATGTCTGCGCCGTAGTGAGCGCGACGCTCAGTTTGTTGGCTGCAGGCTCAACACTTACGATCCTGAAAGTCCCATTAAGGGAGGTCATGCCTACGACACCAGAAATCGTGATCTGCTCGTACTGCTCAAAGGTAAACCCTGTGGCTGTGATGGTCACAGTGACAATGCCCGGAGATGTCGTGGCCGCAGTGCTAACAGAGTACGAGTTGGCTGGCTTAGCTGGCAGTGTTGCAATTGTCCATGTGCCGTCTGCATAGCCAGTCACACTGTCTGACGGGGGGCTGGGGGGTGACTCTTGCCCAAAGTTGTCTACAAACGTAACCGCGTAGGAACGCGTCTCTGTACTGCCGGAGCCGCCAGCAACTGTGGGGTTGCTTGGCGCAGCTACAGGTGGACGGATGCCAAGAGCCAAAAATGCCGTAGGGTATGGAACGCTTTGAATTGCCAAAGCGTAAGTCGACATCCTAGGTGAAAAAGATTCGCTGGCGAAGAAGAAACGGCCATACACATCGTTGGCATTCGGTGATGGCGCTACGCTAACGACTTCTGGCCACGTGAGCCAGTTATCCAAGTAGCCGCCATTGATAAATGCGCGGTAGCGATAGACCGTGCCGATGCTCAAATTAGCATCGTAGACCTGCCCAAGGCCAGCAATTGGGTCCAGCCGCCCGGATGTGATCTTGCAGTTCAGTGCCCGCACGGCTTGGTTGGGTTGCAGTAGGCGATCGCTCACCCGAGGGATTTGACCTCTGAATGCTTTGATGTTTACTGCTGTCATAGTTTTATCTCAGTTCTTGCCTTCAGCAAACACATTAACAAACACCGTCCCATCCTCCAGCGCTTCAATCTCGTGCCACTCATTTGCGACAAGGTTTACGGGCTGCGTGTCTTTTGCCATAACCAAACTGCGGCGCTCGTTGCTGACTTTGATGGAACCCGCATGGCACATTGTCAGGTGCGAAAACGTGTGGATGTGTTTAGGTAGCCCCTCGCCAGCCGCCGCATGATAAACATACAGCGTTGTGCCGTCTTGTGTGACGTTAAAGCGAGGGGTGATGGCAATCACAGCGTCTGCGCTCCGTCTACCGTTGGTTGCACTGGCTCTGGTGGGGGTGGTGGCTCAATAAATTGACCTCCAACGTAAGACCAGCCGGGGCCACACATAGACCATGTACCCGCGATTCCTTCTTCGGGCATGTCCACAATAGCGTAACCTTCGGGCCAAACAAGTGTGGGGGCCACGGCATCATCAATGTAGATGACGTTCTCAATCAAACCCGTACTTGTGTTGTAGTAAGCGTAGTTGCTCAAACTCATTTTTTACTCCTTACCAAGAAGTCACAACAATGCGGCCAACAGCACCATTTGAGCCGTTTACGTTCGGGGAAGCGGAATTCCCGCCGCCACCTCCCGGAGCAGTACCTGCTGCGTTTGCGCCGCCAGCGCCGCCATAAAGGGACGTGCCGCCAGTGGTAGTTCCACCACCACCACCGCCCCAGAGACTGCTACCACCTTGTGCATTGCCGTTGAAAACACTACCGCCACCACCACCATGCCAAACACCACCGCCAGCCTGTGCACGGACAATTGAACAGCCAAAATTAAATAAGGCGCTGCCACTGCCTTGATATGTAGTTGCAGACTGTTGAGCCATGCCTGTAAATAAAGACGGGCTTCCCGGAGCGCCAGAAGAACCAACAACGCCAGCAGACAATTGCCCACCGCCGCCGCCGCCATTAAATTCATTTGCCCCGCCGCCACCGCCGCCACCATAAGCAACAACAGAAGACCTGCCATCCCAAGCGGTGGCAAGCGCAAACGAACTGTCACCGCCAACACCACCAGCGGCAGTAGACGTAGCCCCAGTGCCGCCACCAGCAACTGTTGCCGTAACAGTAGAAGACAGATACGAAAGTGGGACTGTCATTTCGTTGTAGCCACCGCCGCCACCACCGGCTGTGTTGTTTGCGCTGTTGTGGCGACTGCCACCGCCGCCGCCGCCCCATACTTGAATACGAGCCATAGTTTGCCCGCCTGTTGGTTTTGTCCATGTGCCCGTGGAAGTAAATGTTTGCACATTCACTGGCGCAGTGGTTGCAGCAGTTGTTTGTACTGTTGCATCGTTAAACGTAATGGACGTTCCGCTTACTGTAACTGCCATGATTGCTCCTTATGCGGCGCTGAAGCCGGTCGTTTGATCCATTATGAACTTGGTCACGCCGCCGTATTTGAACAGTAACTGACCACCAGACTCCACGACTGTCCAGTTTGTTGCTACCAAATTAACTGCGTTTGTCGCTGATGTTGCCGTGGCAGCATTGCCGCTGGTATTCTGATTACCTGCAGTGTTGACGCCGGGAAGGTTTATGTTGGCAGTACCATCAAAACTCACCCCGCCAATAGTTCTGGGGGTAGCCAACTTCACAGCATTGTCGATTGTCCCAACGACAGGCTGCAAAAATGTTTGAATCCCGGACCAAGTATTAGCGCTCTCCTTGATGCCAATAGAAGTCTCAACATCCAACGCTGTAAGGCGCAATCCAACAACCGTACCAGCGCTGAACGCTTTAGCCGTAGTACCTTCCTGAGCCCGCAAAACATTAGAAAAAATGCCGGAGCCAGCTGTGCGCGTACGGACGTACACGACCTCCACTGCACCTGTAGAGTCTTGAAGCGTTACCTTGAACCAGTTGGTCGCTGCGGGTACTGTCCCAGTACCAGTGTTGGCCGTAGGGAATAAATCCGCCTTGGACGACTCAACCACCATGGAGGTAGCAGTATCCGTAATACTGGCTGTGAGCAGCGCTCTGGCGTTGTTCGTAAAAAGTTGAGGCATCGCCTACTCCTTATGTGCTGGGCACTATTGTACTTGGCATAGCGCTACGCGCCAATAGCTTACGCATGTGTTGATCCACCAAGTAAGGCTAGAGCTTGATTGGTGTGCAGGATGCGGTCGTTCAGGCCGATGGTTCCACCGTTGATCTTCTTGGTCAGGGCCAGATTGTTGCCAGACTCGGCAATGGCGTTCAGCTTCTGTGTGTTCCAGAAGAACCCGGCAGTCAGAGCGGCGTACTGGGGCGTAGCCACCAGATCAGGCTCCATGATGAAGTCGACGCCCAGCGCCTTGCCTGCGTGGAAGTAGTTGGCCGAGCCAGTGAGCTGGATGCACCCACGGCCACGGAAGCGGTACCCATCACCAGACGCCTCGTCCCGGTTGCCCATGCGGTCAGCGTAGACCTTGTTGGCGATCTTCTTGGGGTTCTTAGCGTACTGGTTGGCGATCTCCAGCGTGGGAAAGCGGCGCGGCCAGATTTTCATCAGCGTCTCGGCGCGGTAGTTCAGGTTCTCTTCAAGCACTCGGAAGTTGCCACACTCGTGCCCACACTGGCCGAGGAAAGCAGCCTGCTGGCGAGGTGTCAAGATGCTGAAGCGCTCGAAGGTTTCGTTCAGCGGGCCAACCCACTTGGGGTCGATGTGCAGTTGCTTGAGTTGTTCAGCGTTGACCATTGAGAGTGTTCCTTACTTCGTTGTAGGCGTCGATGCAGGCGTTGAGCTGGTTGATGGCTTTGTCTCCGTCTGCGGCGATTTGGGCGATGAGCTGGAGGGTTTCTCGCTCGGCGTCAGCAGCTTGATCAGTCTGTCCGTCAGGTTTGGCTCCCGCTTCTGGGCTATTTCCGGGGGCAGGGGCGGCACTTGGGCTGGCTTGTACACAACTGGAGGTGGGGAGGCGCACCCTGCCAGCAGTAATGAGGCGATTAAGATCAGTTTGTTTCTTGGCGACATCGGTGTTTGCCTTTCTCAGTTCTTCGTCTTTGGCGGTGACGGCTTTGGCCATCTCCTGCTCTTTGGCGCGGGACTCTTCGTTCTTGCGGGCGATCTCCACCTGCATCTCTGCATCACGCTGCGCCCAGCCCTTATGGTGGCCGGTGAAGTACGTGACGACTGCAATGACAGCAGCGCCGCACAGCGCCCACGGAAGCGGTACGCCGAACATTACTTCACCTCTTGGCGAGCAGCGGCCAAGACTTCACGCTCAGCCTCGTCTTCCATGTGCTCTGGGGGTGTAGTGGGTGGCGGGCCGGGAGTCCATGACTCATCAAGCTCTGGGTTCTGGTAGCCCATCCAGTTAAAGTTGGGCATCGCCGAAGGCGCAGGGGCAGGCTGTGGGGTCGGAGCCGGAGCTGGCGGTGGGGTAGGCGTAGCCGCAGGCGCGGAAGGCGGTGTGCCGCCAGACATAGCGTTGGCTGCAGAGCCAACGGCCCGCTTGCCAACGATGCCACCAATACCACCTACTATCAACAACACGATGTCGTTGAGCATCTTGGTATAGGCCTGATCAATGGGAGCCATTGACTTGATCGGCTGGGTCACAAATGTCACTGAGTACAGCAATGCAACGACGATGAAAGTCAGGATCAACGTGATCATGATGACCACGAAGCCCCAGATGCGGACTTCCAGTTGCTCAGCGGACAGGTGTTGGTGATTCGGCAGGCTTAGTTTGGTCAATTTGCTTCTCCAAGATAGGGGCTACCAGATACTCAGGGCACTGCTGCGTAAACTGGCAACGGGGTTTCTGGCACTGTTCTTTGTGGAAGTTGTCAGGATTTTGGCAGAAATACCGGTACCGTTCCTCACAGCCTGACAGGAAGAAAACTCCTGCGCACAGCGCAGCCACAAAGAAAATGATCTTGGCCATGCGCCATACATAGAACATAGCACAGTCGAAGCCAGCGTAAAAGCACTGCTCCAAGAACTCCGTCGACGGAAATTCAGTGTAGTTTTCTCGCCACCAGTCCTTGAAGTGTTGGTCTTCCATGTCAGTTCCCCAGCTTGTTGGTCGTGGCCCGCTTCAATGCGTTCATCTCCGAGCGAAGGTTGGCGGTTGTGCTGTCGAGGTCTTGCTTGAGCGCAGTCAGCTTCGTGGTGACTTCGCGGTTCATGCTCTCTACAGCAGCCTTGGTCTCACGGCTTGCCGCCCCTGACTCAGCAGAAATACCCTTGGTCACTGCACTGGTCTCCTTCGCCAAGGTAATGGCGTCAGAGGCCTTCTCCGCCAGTCGAACAGCCTGCTCAGCCGTGGCGATCTGGCGTTCCTTCACAGCCTTCATCTCGATCTCAAACGCCTGAATCTTCTCGCGAAACTCAGTGTCATCGTAGGGCTTAAATTTGTCAACCGCCTCGATGGTCTTGTTCATCTTGGCCCAGAAGTTAATTCCCGTATAGGCCGCTCCGCCGATAATTGGCAGGAATGTCACGATCAAGCCAAGAATCATCTGGCTGGATAAGTTCAAGGAATAGCTCTTGTTGTCGTCGGACGCCATCTGGTAACTCCTGCGCGAGTGAAATTGTCTCGATTATCGTCGGTTGTTTGGGTAACGCGCCAACTAGCTCAAGTTTTTGAACGATCGACACCGCTTTCGCACCACTCCCGGCACCTGATGGTGAGGCAGATACGCCCGCTGATGGGGCAGGTGTAGTGCTGGCTGCTGGTTGGCTCTGGGGCGGCGATTCTGGTGTCGACTCCACAGTCATCGTCTGCACAGGAACCGGCTGAACAATCACAGGTGCGCTCACCATGGCGGGGGCATTGATGACGGAGCTCAGCGGCGACAGCACGTTGGTTGGATTGCTCATCGACTTGACGCAGGTGTTTGATGTAGTCGCCCAAGCGTTTGACCACACCGGACTGCCATATGGATTTGGGCATGTACTCGTCATTGACTGGGTGATGCTGCCCGTGAACCCGGCCTGACACGGCTGAGTCTGCGTCTGCATGCTTATCTGGCAAGTTGGTGGGTTCCATACGCAGGCGTCCCTTGTCAGTTGCCACGCCCCCCAGACCGGCTGGCCGTACGGGTCTGGGCAGGTGCTTTGGCGGGTATACGTTTTGCTGCCACTTTGGTTTTGGCCGCAGGCTTCTTGGCGCGTTTCGCTGCTGGCTTGGCAGGTTGGCGGGAGCGGGGCGCAGGTTTCCGAGACTTTGTACCAGCCGCTGTCAACGGCTGTTCCTCCGATGCAGTTATTTTCTCGTTTCCAAGTCTGCGTTCCAGAGTGGTTGATAGGGCAGGGTCGCTGCTCTGTGGCTGCGGAGTAGGTGCAAGTGGGGGATGGAGGGACGTAGTTTGTGCAGTAGGCTTGCTGCCAAGCTGTGCTGTATGCTCCGGGGGCACAGGCCCAGCAGGTTGTATTGGCGTAGCAGTTTCCTGTGACAGGATTTGTCTGGCCCGTGCAATAGCAGCTTTGAGCCAAGACATTACTTGTCCCCAGCAGTAGGAGTAGTTGGAGCAGGAACTTTGCCATAGAGCTTTACGAACCGTTCTGGGTGGCGGCGAATCCACTCGTTCTGAGCAGCGTCGCCAATCATGCCCAGCGTAGGGCAGGGGCTGCCGGACTCCATCATTGCTTCCCAAACGCGGATGTCAGCGCACAGTACAGCCACGGCAGTGACTTTGAGTCCGAGGTCGTTCAGCGTCTTGGCGAGCTTGATGCGCTCACAGTTGATGTCGCTGAGGACCGTTCCGCCTGATATGCCGATGACGGTTGATGAGATCGCACCAGACACAGGGACGGCGCAGATGTCAGCGCCCATTGCAGACAAGCTGGGAGCCATGGCTGTTGGTGGCGGCTGGCCCTTGTAGTTGATGGTGGTGTCCTGCGCAAACACCGCAGCGGGGATCAGCAGAGCAAAAAATAACCGCTTCATTCCATCACCTCATTATGGCTATGCCGACAACAATCAGGACTACAAGCACGATCACAGCAACAGCTATAGCCATCCACTGGGTTAACTCTTCGAGTTCTTTCTTGCGTATATCCGCCGCACGCTTGGCGGCTTCTTTCTCTGCGCGGCGGGCACGAGCGGCTTCAGCCTGAAACTTTACCCAGTCTTCCCACATACCCGGGCGACCAGCGTAAACCATGGACTCACGCAAGTGTTCTTCCTGCTGCTTGAGTTGCTCAAGCGCCATAAACTCTTCGATGTCGGACCGCCCTTCGAGCGGTCTGCCACCAGCTTTCTTGGTGGCTCTCTCTTGAATCTTCGCCTTGCTGTCGAAGTACTCTACAACTTTTTTTCCAACATTGACTAACTCGCCGCCGTTCGCGATGGTAGCCTTGATTACTGCAAAGGCTGCGTTGGCGGCGGCGAGTTCTGCGATCACGGTGTTTTACGGCTTGTCTGCTTTGCCGTCCAGCTTGTCAAAGATTTGGCGCAGGATTGACTTGATCTCCGCGATGTCAGCTTTGTAGTCATCCTTCTGGACGTAGTCTTGCAAGAGGCGTTCTCGCATAGCTGAAGCATCATCTTCCAGCTTTTGAATTTTTCGTGTGGTTTGATTGAACACAAACACCGCCAAGAAGGCGGCGATGGCCACAACGAAGTTAAAAATTTGCTGGTTGTCCATGATTGTATTTTACCCAGTAGTTGGTGCGCTAGTAGATAGAGATTGATTGTATTAATCGTTTGACTTTCCAAGAAGCGGACCAGCAAAGGTTGACGCTTTGATACCCGCAGGAATCATGGACGGGTCAAGAATATCACCTGTGCTCTTGTCGCGCAACGCATGAATACAGAAAGCCAACGTCTCGTCTTCCAATGCAACGAGTTCATGCGTCTTGTCTTTTTGGATATAGATCATGTGTGGTGCATGGAAGTTCGTAGCGAGGCCATCAACAGTCACACGCAAAGAACCCTTTGCCAGTAGCGTCAGATGGTCGAACGGGTGCGAATGGCCTTGCTCAGTGTCTCCTGCTGTACGAAACAGCATCATGCGCGACCATAGGTTTGACACTTCGCCTAGAGTTGTTGCTGGAGTGCTCATAAGATTGTCGTTGGAACAGATTCAGGAACTATAGCGGCGGCGGCGGCGGCTTCTGCGGCTACGTTGATTGCGTCCCATAGCGGTATTAAATCAAGCGCCCATTGTGGTAAATCTGTAATGGTCGTGTTTGGTGGTTTAGAACCGTCTAGAGATTCGGTAAATTCAATCCAGCCGAAAGTTTCTTTCCACTGAAGGGCGTGAACATTTGTTGGTACACCACTCATATCCAAGTTGGAATAGGAAATGTTGTTTTTGTAGACAGCGCCGTCATCGCGTATTACGGTTAGCTTCATTATTTGTTCTCCAAAATCATGGATTTAACAGTTTTTGAAGCAGCAACAGCTTCCATAAGAACCTGCTGCCCAACTTCGTTTG